CCGCCAGGTCGTAGTGCAGCTGGCGCGGTTTGTCGAACTCGACTGTTACCATTTCAAATCCTCCCCAAGTGCGGCCCGGCGTCAGACCGGGTCGGAGTTGGCGTCACGCTGTCTTATGGCGCGTTGCCGGTGATCCACGCTGTGCCGTTCCAGTTGCAGTGAATGCCGTCACCGGTGGCGACGTACTGGCCGGTCGTCCACGCGCTCGTCGGGCTGGCGGTTACTGCGGACATGGAGGCCAGATTCGACGGCGTCTGCGCGCCGGCCGGCGTAAAAGAACCGGGCACGCCCGCTGTGGCGCCCGTCGCGCTGACGGCCGGGATGACTCCACCGCTGGCGTCGAACACGCCCAGCACGCGCGTGCTGCAGCGCAGCTCCGCGGTCGCGGTCGTGATGCCGTCCACCGTGGACACGGGCCCCGTCCAGCTGAGGCAATTGCAGACGCCCGAAATCCCGGTCATGCCAGCGTCCTTGCCCAGCGGTCCGTAGGCGTACGCCAGCCCGCTCTTGCCCTCGATACCGCTGAAAAAGACTTCGGCTTCCGGGGTCCACTTCGAGGAGAGCGAGAGCGCGCGCGTGCGGAAGCCCGCCACGATCTCCTTGGTGGGCGTGGCGACGCCGGGCTGGAACGTCGTGCCGTCCAGTTCGTCAGTGTCGCTCGAGGGCGTGATGCCGTCCAGAAAGTGGCTGACGTCCGTCTTGACGCCGCTGCCGTTGTCGAGTGAGAGAAACGCGCGAATCCCTGCAATGGCCATGACCGTGCTCCTACTCCGTGCGAGATCGGATGGCCGTCAGGGCGGGCCGATCGGTGGTCGGTGTCTCAGCGCTGGTGCGAGTCATCGGAGCAGCGCTCAGGACAGCTTCGAACTTCGTCAGGTGGTGTCGCGCCAGGCGCAGCACTTCCGCAGCTTCCGCGGCAATGCGCTCCGGTGGCGTCTGCGCGATCCACTTCTCCACTTCGGTCAGACTCCCGCGCGCAAACCGGAGGCCCTGCGCCAGCAGATGCACGGTGGCCGGGCGCATTACTGGGGCACCACGCCCGGCCGCTGCTCGCCGCAGACCAGGCAGAGCACCATCGACGGCCCGCCCAGCGTGCTGGCGTCGATCTGGCGTTCTGCCGGATGCGGGCACGTCGCCGTCGGCAGCTCGCCTTCCTCGAGTGCGGGGTCAGCTGGGGCGCGCCGCGGAAGCGGAAGCAGCAGCTCGTCGCGCTGCTCCTCGACCCGCGCTTCTTCCACGGTTCCAATGAGCCCGTCGAGCACCAGGCGCAGCGCGATCAGCTGGTCCAGTACGCGGTCAGCTCTCATGGACGTGAATCCGAAACAGCATTGGAAAGTGCCGCACTTCGACGCCCGCCACCATTTCGGTGTAGGCGTCCTGGATGATCTCGAACTGCGCCCATGCCGTGCGGAAGCCCTCGACCGGGAGCTCCTGCGCGTCCAGCAGCGCGATGATCTGCTCCATCAGCGCAAACGCCGGCGCCTCGTCCGTGCTGTAGCTCACCACCTTGACGGCCGCGGTCAGCTCGCGGCCCCACTTGGCGCCGCTGCCCATCGTGTTCCGGGGCACTTCCGTAAACGGGCCCAGCGTCAGGTACTCGCCGCTGGTCGGCGCACTGGCCGGCACGGTCGCTTCCGAATACACGCGCACGCCGTTGCGCAGGCGCGCGTCGCCCAGCAGCACCTGGCGCAGCGCCTTGAGCACGCGCGGAATGGCGAACGGGGCGGGCGTGGCCATCACTGCACGCGCTCAATACAGCCCAGCACCAGAAAGACGCCGCGCTCCTCCGGGCTGCTCACCTGCGTGATTTCGAAGTGGCGCACCTGCTGCCGCTTCGCGTCCTGATACTCGACGAACTGCCCCACCGTCACATCCGGCCGGAACCACGTCGTGAGGACGTGCGTCGCCGTGTTTACGATGCCCAAGTCCTGCTGCGTCAGGCGGCCCAGCGTGGACAGCGCCTCCGTCGCGGTCATCGGCTCGAGCGCGCCACGCACGTCGGCGACGACCACGGGCGGGCCGGGCACCCGGCCGCCGGTGTCCGGGTTCTCGATCGAGGTCGGCTGCAGGATGGTGAAGCGCTCCGTCAGCTGGCCGATGGTCGTCATGCAATAGCCGGCGCACGCCGGCGCGCAAGTAGAAGTTCGATGGTGACCCAGACACTGTCGTCCTTGGTCTGGAGCACGTCGCCGCGGCCGGTCGGGCTCCAGTAGTGCGTGGCCAGCAGCAGCACGCTGCGCTTCACATCCGCCGGAACCGTGGCGGGCGTCCACGCCGGATCGCCGGCGTGCTTGAGGTATCCAAGGATCGCCGTGCTCGCCTGCGTCGCCAGCGCCGTGAGCGCCACGTCGTCCCACGTATGCGTGATGTAGAGTTGGGCCTTCAGCTCGTCCAGCGTCACCCACGAGACATCCGGGACGGTCAGCGGCGGCACGGGAACGAAGTCCGTCATCGACTCGCCCCTGCCGGCTCGCGCAGATCCTTTCCGTCGCGGCCGCACTTCACGGCAAGTACCCAGTCGCTGCTGTCGCCGGGCCGCCCCGTCGTCGTGGGCGCCTGGCAGTGCCACTCACAGCCCCGCAGGCTGACCGTGTCGCCCGTCACGTAGGTGCGGCCCGCCTGATAGCTGCCCTGATACTTCTGGAAGGGCAGCGTCAGCGGGAAGCGCTGCGCCTCGCGCCCCGGACGCGCGAAGGCCAGCGTGATGGTGCGGTCGCCGTCGAAATCCACGGCGAAGTCCTCGAGCGAGAACCCGTCAGCGCCGTCCTTGCCGTCCCTGCCCGGCGGGCCGGGCACGGGCGCGCGCGTTTCGAGCACGGCCAGCCGTTCGCGCACGGGCGCCAGCTCGCGCGTCACGGCCAGCGTGACTTCCGAGGAGACAGCCGCCAGGTGCGCGCTCAGCTGCGCGTCGATCTGCGTCAGCCGCGCCTGCAGCGGCGCCAGCGCGCGCGTGATGGTGGTAACGACTACGTCGGCCACGGCCTGCACGTCAGCCATACAGTCGGACCTCCTGCGCTTTCTGTTCGATGGCCCACAGGAGCGCAGCCGGCTCGAGGGCATTCATGACGACGGGCGGCGGCTCCACTACGGCCGGCGGCGCCGGCGTGCGCGTGATGGACTCCCCGGACGCATCGCGCGCGGCCAGCGCCGCCAGCGAGTAGTTCTGCTGCTGCAGGTACGGCGTCTCGCCGCCCTCGACCGGGCCGAGACCGAAGAAGCGCTTGCGCGCTTCGTTGGGCGCCATCGCGCCGGCGCCGATGCCCTCGGCCGCGGCCTTACTCTTGCTTTCCGTGTCCATGCGCAGCAGGTCGTCCAGGTCGAACTCCGTGCCGTAGGGGCGCGGCAGTTCCAGCCCTTCGTCCAGCACCAGCTCGAGCGACTCGATCAGCGACTGCAGGCACTGGCTGTAGTACTGCTGGTTGAGCGCTTCGACGTTGTTATAGGTGGGCTGCTGGCCGCCGACGACCTTGTACGGCGGAACGTGGAAACAGGAGCAGATCGTTTCCGCACTCCACTGGAGCTGCTCGATCAGCTGCGCGTCCACCGGGTTGACAGTGACCGGCTTGTATTCCATGCCGTTGGTGAGCAGCAGCAGGCTGCCGACTTTCGGCCCCGTGAAGTTCGCCTGATAGTAGGCCTTGAGGTTGGCGGCATCTTCATCCGACATGTCGCCCTTGGCCACCAGGATGCCGCTGGGCCGCGCTGCGTTTGCGAAGAAGTTGTTCGAGTTGTCCTGAATCTTCAGGCCCTGCATCGCAGCGAGGCCGCACGCAAAAATCGGGGTCACGCCCACGAGCGGATGGAAGAGCGTGACCATCCGGTCGTGCATGATCTCGCTGGCCGGGACGATGACCGAATCCGTGCGGAGCTCCGACAGGTCGTCGCGCCGCAGCTCGTAATACACGTCACCGCTCGTGGACACCATCGGCGTGACGCGCGACGGGTCGAGCACGTACATGCCATTGACGACGTTCCGGTCGTCGCGCTGCTTGAGCACGTAGGTATTCCCAAAGGTCAGCTTCGAGGACAGCCACTGCTCGATGAACTGAATGCGCGTCTGATAGCGGTTCGGCTTGCGCAGCACGGGCGAGAACGCGGAGGACTCCACCGGCGTCCAGATGCCGTTTTTGTCCTGCTCCACCAGGCGCAGCAGCAGCTTGGCAATGTCCCGCGCGATCAGGTCCACGCAGGCAAACACAGTGGGATTGCCCAGCACGGTGGGCGTCTCGAGCGATTCGTTGCGCTGCCAGGCGCCCGTGCTTGGTTCGGAAATCAGGCGGGACCAGATGCCGCGAAGGCCAGCCCCGGACCGGACCGGGGCCAGCGCTTCACTGAGAACGCCGCGGCTGCGCGTGATGGAGAGGCCGAGGATCTCCATTCACTTCGCGCGCTGCTTGGGCTTGGGCTTCTCGACCCGGCGCACCAGCCCGCCGGCTTCGAGCGTATCGAGAAACGGATAGCCGCTTTCACCGCGCGCGGGGTCGATCTCGTACGTGCTGCCCTCGCTGCGCGGCTCGCCGTCGAACGTGTGACCGCGCAGCACTTCCACGGTCACAAGCGTGGGTTTGTCCATGCGCGTGCTACGCGGCGATGTACGTCGCGACCGTGTACTGCACGGCCCCGGCGCGCGCCTTCTTCCAGTTGATGAACCGCTCGGCTCGCAGGCCCACCAGGTTGTTCTGCCAGAAGCTGGTGTAGACCGTGGTCGCGTCCGCGGGATTCATGGGCGCGGAGTCCATCTGCACGGAGGCCTCACGGCTCACGTCGATGTTGACGCCGCCGTCGTCCGCGACGAACACGGCCGGCGGTGACAGCGCGATCACGTTGCTGCCCAGCACCTGACTGGTCACCACGGTGATGCCGTTGGCCGAGCCGCCGTTGGCGCCCAGCGACGGGAAGAGCGGCTGCCCCAGCGGGTTGAGCGAGGAGCCGAGCGCCAGCGCGTTGCTTTCCGACATCAGCAGCGCGGCGCCCTTGGCACTCAGCCCCGCGGCGGTGATGGCGGCGAGCAGCGCCTGAATGTCCGCGCGCGCATTGGCGGGCGTGCTGCCCGCGGACGTGATCGGCGTCACGCCGTTGGTGATGGAGCCCGGCGACACGTTGGCCACGGGCGCCTTGGCGGGGTCCGTGAACTCGATGTCGAGGAAATGCGCGATGCCCGCGATCATGTCGGCCCGGATCGCATCTTCCGCCGAGGGCGACGACAGGCGCGCGAGCTCCTCGGTGATGGCGATGATGCCGGCGCACTTCGTTACGCCCAGCGTCAGCGTGCCGAACTGGAGTTTTCCAACCGGCTTCGGCGCGCCCTGTCCCACCCACTGATACGTGCCGCCGCCCGTCTGCGAGGGCACGCTGACGTTGAACGGGACTTTGTGCAGGTTCGGAATGTTGCCGATGACGGTCGCCGGCCTCAACAGGCCGATGAACTCGTCGGCCAGCGGCTTGAGCTGCACCAGCGGCCCGGCCCATGTCGCGTCGGTGGTCGTGCCCGGTGCGACTGCGGCCTTGAGCACCATCGCGACTTCCGGCGTAGTGTCCTTCCACTGCTCCGCGAACTGCAGCGACGCCATCGTGTCGCCGTGGCCGAAGGCCTTCGCCTGGCAGTAGCGGATGAACGCCGTGCCCGGCGGCACGTTGGCCTTGACCGTGATCACGGGCACGCCGGATGGAGTCGCCGTGGGCTGCGCTGTCTTGGTCTCGATGCGCGTGGCCGCGGCCAGCTCCAGTGATTCCTGCGCGTGCTGCCGGCGCAGGTGGCTGTCAATGCTCTTCACTTCCAGCTCGAGCCCGTCGTATCGGTCCGCGTCGTCCGCGGTAAAGGTTTCGCTCTTGTCAGCTGCAGCCTTCATCATCGTGGCCATTTCAGCCACTTTGGCGGCGCGCGTGTTTTCAAACGCAGTGATCTGTTCGCGGATAGTCATGGCGGGCGCGGCCTTTGTCGCGCGGACAACTGGGAGCGTGTCCGAAACGCCGGACAGATCAGGGCCAAGCGCGGCCAAGGATTTGACGAGGAGGATCGACGCGCGGCGGTTGCTGGGAATCGTCACCACGCTCAGCTCGAGGATTTCGCTGCGCAGGATGTCCAGCACGCCGTCCTTCGCGTGCTCCACCATCTTCATCACGCGCAGGCCGATCGACACGCTGTTGAGCAGCTTGGCCTTGATGGCGTGCCACGCTTCATCCACGCGATCCTTGAGCGGCCCCGGCGTCGTCAGGACTGGGATGGACGCCTCGAAGGCGATGCCCTCGGCGGTCGCGGGAAACAGCGTCACGGAGCCGATGGGATATTCCTGCTTGTGCTGCAGGAGCAGCGGCAGCGGGTTGGCGAACGTCGCGCCTAGCGGGTCGATGCGCTGGCCTTGTCGATCGACGTCCGGGGTGGTCGCTATTCCTGAGAAGATGCGCCGCTCGAGATCGACGGCCTTGATGATGAAGGGCCCGACTTCCGCGAATTCGTACTGAGCGGCTGACATGGAAGGCCGTCAGTACGCAGCAGGCGGCTCGTCTGCGTCAATTTCTTGCTGGGAGAAAGGCTGCGGCGCAGGACCTCGAGCCCGGTCAACCCGCCCGGATAGAACGTGACGCGCGGCTGCGCCTGGCGTGCGCGGAACTTTCTGTAAGTAAGTGCGACCAGTGCGACCAGTGCGACCAGCAGCAGCGCGCGCATTTCAGCTCGACCGGGTCGGCTCCGTGTTCGCAGCGCGCAGCGCCCGGCGAATCCATTCCGGGAGCGTGACGCGCGCGGCCTGCGCGCGTCGGTAGGTCGTATCGTATTGCGTGGTCGAGAGTTGCACGGTGACTTTGACCGAGGGCGTTTGCGGTTCGAGCGACGGCCGGCCGCGTGGACGTGTCATGGCGACTCCCCGTCAAGAAGGAACATCCGGTGTCTGGGCACGGGGCGATGGCCGTGCCGGTTCATGCTGTCGATCGCCAGGACGAGCGCGACCACGCCGTCGATACGTTCCGTGGACAGGACCTTTGACGGTTTGACGTTGCCGGCAGCGTCTACTTCTGCCGCCGCGTTGCTGACGTTCCACCGCAGCACCGGATGCCCGTCGTGCCGCAGTGTACGCGCCAGTATGGCCTGCTCAAAGGCCTTGCTGGGCGGTGACATGGACGCCCAGCCCTGCCGCACGGCTACGCATTTCAGCCCGTCCTGCTGCTCGAGCCGGGTCACCAGATCCGTGGCGTTCCACGGGTCGTAGCCCACCACCCGGACGTCGAACTCCGCGGTCCACTCGAGCAGCTTGCGCCGAACGGCCTCGTAGTCCACCACAGGGCCCGTGGTGAGGTTCAGCAGCCCCAGCCGCGCCCATTCATCGTAGGGCACCCGGTCGCGCCGTACGCGGTCCTGCACGCTGTCAGCCGGGACGAAGAACTGCGGCAGCACGTCGAACCCGTCGTCGTCCGGGAACACGGCTACCAGCGCCGTCAGGTCCTTGGTGGAACTCAGGTCCAGCCCGACGTAGCAGGGGCGGCGACGCAGCGACGCCCGGTCGATCGGCGCGCGGCAGGCATCCCACGCGCGCATGGCCAGCCAGCGCTCGGCCTGCTCGGTCCACTGGTTGAGATAGAGCCGGCGGAAGGTATTCTCCTGCGCCGGGATTTCCTTCGCGCGTGCTGCGGCCACCCGCATCTCTTCCAGGCTGCGAAAGTCGCCCAGCGCCGGATTCGCGCGAAACCAGACGCGCTCGTCCCGCCAGTCCGCACCGGCCGGGGCCTCGAAGAGTATCGGCAGAAACGTCGGATCGAGCGCCGGGTTTTCGCGGACCTTTTTCGCGTGGGCATACAGCTCCCAAAGGATGGAGTGCCGGTCGTAGCCGGCCGTGGAAATTGCCAGCACAAGCGGCTGCGCGCGCGCGCCGGTCGAGGAGGTCAGCACGTCCCACAGTTCCCTCGAGGGCGCTGCGTGCAGCTCGTCGTAAATCACGCGCGACGCATTGAACCCGTGCTTGCTATAGGCCTCCGCGGAGATCGCCCGGTAGAAGCTGCCGCTTTTGCGATGCACGATCCGCTTCTGGCTGTCGAGGATTTCGCACTGCGCATACAGCTCCGGTTCATTGCGGATCATCTGGGCCGCGACGTTGAAAACCAGCGCGGCCTGGTCCTTGTCCGCGGCAGCGCTGTAGATCTCGCCGCCCAGCTCGCCGTCGAAGAGCAGTCCATCGACGGCCAGCGCCGCAGCCAGCTCCGTCTTGCCGTTCTTGCGCGGCATCATCAGCAGGCACGTTCGATAGCGCCGGCGCCCGGCGCGCGTCGTTCGAAACAGCGGCCGGATGATCTTGTGCTCCTGCCACGGGCGCAGGCGGAAGGGCTGGCCGGCGAACGGGCCTTTGGTGTGCGTGAGCTGATTGATCAGCCGCACCTTGGCCGTCGGGACGCTCACGCGTCGGCCGGACATCGCCGCCAGTTTACCAGCTCATCGCCT